ATTGTGGAAAGTATTCCATCCCTTTGCTTAAACATTGAAGCCGTTGTTTGAACGGTTTTGCCGTATTTTGAAGTTGATATTTGCAAAACAAAATTATCTTCTAAATTTATTTCGCTTGTTGCTGTGTTATTTTCTAATTTTATGTTCATAGTTTTAGTTTTTTAAGTTAATAAAGCGGGTTTTTTTTGGTGTTTTTTAGTTATTTTTTTAATTCTTCGACCTGTGATTTCGCGAATAAATAGCAAGTGCAAAATCTTTTATCTAATTCCTCGCCTGCAGGTTGGCAATTATTATCAACCATTTTTATTTTGATAACTTTCGGACTAGAAAAAAATAAATAACCTTTCTCACCTTTTTTAACCGCATAACCTTTTGCAATCCAGCCTCTAAAAGTTGCAAGCTCTTCCTCCTCTTTTAAGCCGTGAATTTGTTTAATATAGTAGTTTAAAGGTCTCGGGATAATGTTGTCGGTATCCATTGCTTTAAGTGAACGGGCATTATTTGCTAAAGCTAAAAGATTACTATAAGCGGGATTTTTTAATTTTGCTTTTAATTCGTTTTTTTCGTTTAAATTAAGTTCGTTTTTCATAGAGTTATTTTTAAGTTTATATTTAAAGTAATTGTTTAATGAATCACTTTGTTAAACACATTATGAATCATATAATTATCAATGTCAAGCACTATTTTAATTTATTTTATAGATTATTCAAATTGAGATAAGTTTAGAGTCTCAAGGGTTAAAGAGGATATTAAGAAATAATAATAAAAAAAAGATTAAAAATAATTGAAAATAATTTGTGAATAAAATGAATTAGAAAATGATTAGATTAGAAGTTATTAAGAATATTATATGTTAAGAAAATGGTAAAAAATGATGTCAAGAGAAAAAAGGGGGTTGTATCAAAATAGAATAATAAGACTTATTAAAACATATATAATATAATAACTTGACAAAGTGAAATCATGTGGTAGGATACAAAAAAACAAAAAACAAAATAAATAAACTAAACTAAAAATAGTTTAGGGAAACAAAAGAAAAAAATAAAAAGCTCTTTCTTAATCTCACACAGTTTTCTTAAGGGTTCTAGGGATTTTCTTTTAAATCAATATATTTTTAGCATTATTATCATTAGCTATAAATTAAGTTTACATAATCTTTAAAGAAAGTTATTGACAAAAGATGATAAGATAATTAATTTAAAAATTATTGTGCTCGAAATAATTTAATTAAAAAAATATGTTAAAAAATAGTGTAAAATTCTCACAAGAAATATTTGATGAAATATGCGTTAGAATTGCCGAAGGTGAATCATTGAGGAAAATTTGTAAAGATGATAAGATGCCTAGTTTGGTGGCAGTTTGGAAATGGTTAAATAACAGTGAAGAGCTAGTTAAGCAATACACACGCGCACGAGAGGAACAAGCAGAAACCTTTGTTGATGAAATACTAGATATTGCCGATGATAATAAAGATGATACTTCTATTGATGAAAATGGAAAATTAATCATTAATCAAGAAGTAATCGCAAGAAGTCGCCTTAGAGTAGACTCAAGAAAATGGATCGCCTCAAAACTAAAGCCAAAAAGATTCGGCGATTATACTAAGATTCAAGCAGAAGTAAAAGACACAAGCTCTACAAGCTCGTGGCTTGGTGAAGTATTAAGCGAGATTGATAATAACAAATAATGTTGAATAATTCTATTGACGAAAAAAAAAGAAAGTTAGCTGAGCTATTGAGCAGTAAGTCTTGGCGAATGTCTAACTTGTATTTTTGTAAAGATGAGAATGGCAAAGAGTTTAAGTTTATATGCAATGAAGCACAAAGCGAGTTAATCAACGAAACGCACCCGCTCAACATTATCTTAAAAGCTCGACAGCTTGGTATCACAACATTCTACTGTATCAATTATCTTGATGATTGCCTTTTTAACTCAAATATAACCGCCGTATTGATTGGCGATGATTTAGAAGATGCTAAGAAGCTACTACGCGATAAAGTAAGATATGCTTACGATAGATTGCCACCTGAGATAAAAGAGCATAGAAAGCTACTAACTGATAGCACTGAGATAATGCGGTTTAGCAACGGGTCAAGCTATTCAGTCACCACCTCGGCAAGGTCTGGCACAGTTCAACGCTTACACATTACCGAATTCGGCAAGATATGCAGGAAGTCGCCTGAGAAAGCAGAAGAGATAATGAGCGGAAGTTTAAACACAGTGCATCAAGGTCAACAAATTGTAATCGAGTCAACGGCACAAGGAGCAAGCGGGCATTTCTTTAATCTATGTGATGTAGCTGAAAGAAAGATGCGTATGAAAGATGAATTGACGGCACTTGACTGGAAGTTTCATTTTTTCGGATGGTGGAAGGATAAGAAGTATTACATGGATGCGGATTACCATTTTAGTCTAAAACAAGATGATTATTTCTTAGAGCTGGAGGCTGAAGGAATTAAGCTAACAAGACAGCAACAAACTTGGTATTGTAAGAAGGAGGAAACTCAGGGCGAGTTGATGAAACAAGAGTTTCCAAGCAACTCAAAAGAAGCATTTCAAAAGGCTATTGTTGGGGCTTACTGGTCAAAGGAATTAATCAAAGCAGAGCAGGACGGAAGGATTGGGAAAGTAAGTATTGACCAATATTTGCCAGTTCATACGGCTTGGGATTTAGGCATTAATGACACAACTTGTATTTGGTTTTTTCAAAAGAAAGGCTTTGACTTCATGCTTGTTGACTACTATGAGATGAGCGAGGAACCATTACCGCATTACTTTAAGATTCTTAAAGATAGAGGCTATAACTACGGATACCATTTTGCACCGCATGACATTGCAAAGCGTAGTTATTATGATGGAAAGGACGGGCTAGAAATTGCAAGACAATTTGGTTTTAGATTTGAGAAAATAACAAGACCACAAAAAAAAATAGATTCAATCAACGAAGCACGAACAATTTTAAATCGATGCTGGTTCAGTCAAACAAAATGTGAATTAGGGATAAGTAGGTTGCGGGAGTATCGAAAGAAATTTAATGACAAATTGGGTTGTTTTATGGATCAACCATTACATGACATTAATTCAAATGGTGCGGATGCTTTCCAAACATTTTCGGCTTCATGTCATCAATTAGAAACATTTAGACAAGAGAATGATAATTACCAAGATGAATATGTTTTGGAAGAGTTTATGAACGCTTCAAATAGAAACGCAATCACAGGTTATTAAAAAGTGCTTGACAAATATTTTGATATAGTTAATTATATGCAATTATTAGATAATTATTAACATTAAACAAATTTTAAAATTGTTAATTCAAAAAGATTCTTACAATTCAAAGCTTGATTTTCAAACTATTTTGTCAACTGACAATCTAGCAAGCATATTATCCGAAGAAACTAAAACGCTTATAGCTAGTGAAGTCATGACTAGATATAACACTGACTTACAATCTCGTAGCGAAAAACAAAAAGTATTACAAGATTTAGTTAAATGCACTCTAGCTATTGGCGATAAGCGTTCATTTCCATTCGAAGGTTCATCTAATATAATGTTTCCTTTAATTTCTACAGCATGCGTTGATTTTTCCGCAAAATGTTATACCGAAATTTTTAAAGATGGTAATATTGTAAAAGCCAAAGTTATAGGCAATGATGATGGCGAAGTAATGAAAGACTTAGAAGGCAATGAGATGAGAAATGAAGATGGATCTGTTGCTATGCTAGATGAAACAGGTTTGCCAGCAATTCAAAATGTTGGTGCAAAACTTAAACGCGGTCAAAGAGTCGCAACAGTAATGAATTATCAGCTAAACGAAGAAATAGAGAATTACGAAAAAGACATGGACGCATTGTTTATGGGCTTAGCGACGCTTGGAATAATGTTTAAAAAGAATTATTATGACAATAATGACCAATGTATAAAATCAGATTTAATTTATCCTGATAAGCTTATAATTAATGATTTTGCCACATCTTTTGAAGCACCAATTACACAAATTATTGAAAAATACCCACAAGATGTTGTTTCGTCAATTCGTAGTGGTGATTACATTGATTTTGATTTTGACCCAAAAGCACAAGATAGTGCATCTTTTGATAATTCTTTAGATGCTAACGACGAAAAACAAACAAGTGATGAAGCATCAGCGGGTTTGGTTATTTTCTTAGAACAACACAATTATTTTGATTTAGATAATGATGGATACCCAGAGCCATATATTGCAGTAGTTCACAAAGCTACAAACAAATTAATAAAGTTAGTAAAAAGATTTAATGAAGAGGATGTTAAGTATAATAAAAAGCAAGAAATAATTAAAATTAAACCCATAAAATTTTTTACTGCATATAATTTTATTCCTTCACCCGATGGATCTTTTTATTCTATTGGTTTAGGACACTTATTATACAACATAAATTCTGCGATTAATTCAAATATTAATCAACTCAATGACGCTGGAACATTACAAAATACAGGTGGCGGGTTTATTGCTAAAACATTAAATATTTCTGG